TCAAAGAGGCTTGTACACGCGGGTCAAACGAACTGGATTCAGCAGATGAATAACTGCGCAGCCAAGGTCAATGACTCTGCTTGGCGTATCGTAAAGCGCAAGAGCGCGGGCGATGTATCAGGAGCGATTGCAACCGCCATGGTTGTTCACATGCTTTACAAACCACAACAGGTAGCGGCTATATACACAGAATAATCTATATGTAGTGTATAATTACCCTTCTATGGGCATCTTTTCGCGTAAGCCGCAAATCTTAGAGGCGCAAGCAGCTCCTCAAGTTATGGGTGAGAACCTTCCATCACTTTACAACGCCATGGCATTGCGTGTATCTCGCAAGGATGCTATGTCAGTCCCCAGCGTGGCAAGAGCCCGCAACCTAATCTGCGGCACAGTAGCCAGCATCCCGCTTGAGTATTACAGCAAAAAGACAGGCGAGAAGATTGCAGCTCCTAAGTGGATTAACCAACTAGCGGGCAACCAGCCTTCATTCGTAACTCTCACATGGATCGTAGATTCACTTCTATTCTACGGAGTATCTTATCTTCGAGTTACAGAACGCTACGCAGAAGATGGCAGACCATCACAGTTTGAGTGGATTGCTAATTCACGCGTTACCTTTACAACTGATTTAGAAGGCATCTACGTCACCCAGTATTATGTCGATATTCAACCTATCGCCATGAATGACATTGTAACTATTCAGGGATTCGATGAGGGCGTATTAGAGCGCGCTGGTCGCACAATTCAATCCGCTATTGACATTAACAGAGCCGCATCTATCGCATCAGCTACTCCAATGTCTAGCGGCATCCTTAAGAACACAGGCGCAGACCTACCTGCCGCCGAGGTCTCTGGACTTCTCGCAGCTTGGAAGCGCAGCAGAAATAACAACTCAACTGCCTACTTGACCTCGACTCTTGAGTTCCAGTCCACACAGTTCTCACCTAAAGACATGATGTATAACGAGGCTATTCAGAACCTATCTACTGAAATTGCTCGCGCTATGAACGTCCCTGCGTATTACCTTTCAGCAGATCAGAACACAACCATGACTTATGCCAACGTCCAAGACGAGCGCAAGCAGTTCTTTGCTCTAAGCATCGAGCCTTATGTTCAGGCAGTACAGGCTCGCCTTTCGATGGATGACATCTCTACAGCAGGGCATGAAGTCCGCTTTGCAGTCTTTGATACATTCCTAAAGAACGATCCATTGGTTGAGTTGCAGGTACTTGAGAAGCTCTTAACTCTTGGAATGGTAACACCAGAGCAAGCGATGGAAATGACAGATTTAACTCCTAACGGAAGCGAAGGAATCAGTTAATGGAAACTCTATATATCGAAGCATCCTCAATCGAGTGCAGCGAAGAACGCAGAGAAATCAGCGGCAAAATCGTTCCTATGGGGTCAGGCGAAATCGGCAACACCAATCTTGGTGGAGTTGTATTCGAGGCTGGTTCTATCGAGATTAACGATCCGTCAAAGATTAAGTTGCTATCACAGCACGATATGAAGAAGCCAGTTGGTCGCATGGTTACAGCCACAGTCCGACCAGACGGCATCTATGCAACCTTCAAGCTCTCACGTTCTACAGGCGGCAACGATGCGCTTGTTATGGCGCAAGAGGGTCTTGTCTCTGGCTTGTCAATCGGTGCAGAGATTATTGCATCAGCACCTTCACGCGATGGACACACAGTTGTCACAGCCGCCAACCTCAAAGAAGTTTCTCTAGTAACCGAGCCAGCCTTTAAGTCTGCTCAAGTGTTAGAGATCGCAGCAGAAGAAGTTCTTCCTGCTGAGCAAGTCCAACCAGAAAGCGAGCCACAAGTGGAAGAAACCACTAAGGTTGAAGCTCCAGCAGTTGAAGCAGCAGCAGAAGAAGCGGCTCGCCCAACAGTTGCGGCATCACACTACGTCCGCGAGCGTACAGCGCCAATCACATCAGCGCAGTACCTCGAAGCATCTATTAAGTCAGCCCTAGGCGATGACGAAGCCCGCCGCACAGTTCGTGCAGCAGACGATTCAACATCAACTAACACAGGCTTGACACTCCCACAGCACCTCAACTCATTCATCACAGACACCTTCTCTGGTCGTCCAGCGTTTGATGCAGTTACACGTCAGGCTCTAGTTGAGTCAGGCATGTCCTTTACAGTACCACGCCTTTACACAAATGCATCATCAGCAGACACAGCTCCAGCAGTTGCAGATGTCAATGAAGGTGCATCAGTCACAGACACAGGCATGACCTCTGCTTATGACACAGTTTCAGTAAACAAGTTTGCTGGACTTAACCGCGTCTCTTGGGAACTCATTGACCGCTCATCACCTGCGTTCATGGAACTCCTAATGGCAGAACTCCGCAAGGCATACGAAGCAGCAACAGACAAGGCTCTTATCGCTGCGTTCACAGCAGACGGAACACAGGCAACTTCAGTTGCTACAACAGCAGCAGGACTCCAGTCATTCATCTCTGTAGAAGGCGCTAAGGCATACAAGGGAACTGGCGGAGACTTCGCTAACAAGCTCGTTGCATCAACAGACCAATGGGCAGCAATTACAGGATACGCAGACTCAACAGGTCGCGCACTCTACTCTGCACAAGGTTCAACACAGAACGCATCTGGAACAGCAGTTGCTTCATCAGTACGCGGAAACATCCTTGGAACTGATCTCATCGTAGATCACAACATCACAACAGCAGGACTAATTGACGAGTCAGCGTTCCTCGTTGCTCCTGGTTCTGTCTATGTCTGGGAATCACCACAGACACAACTTCGCCTGAATGTTCTTACAACAGGTGAACTCGAAATCGCACTTTACGGCTACCTCGCAATTTATGTGGGCAAGTCAGGCAAGGGCGTTCGCCGCTTCAACATGACTGCCTAATAGCAGTTACCTAAGTCGCTCAAGGGGGCTGCCAGAGCCCTTGCAGTCCCCTTGAGTCTTTAGAAAGGATAACAATGAGCGTCACAACAGTCGCAGAGCTTCGCACAGCACTAGGCATCGGTACTCTTTACACCGATGCTGTATTGCAGTCCGTCTGCGATGCCGCTGATGATGTCATGTTGCCCTTTCTATGGACTAACACGACTCCAGTAATCGGGCATAGCAACACTACTAACACAGGCACTTCATACTTCCAAGATCGAGTTGATGACGTGTTCTATGTAGGGCAGTCTCTAAATCTCACAGGCTGCGGAAGTAAACACAACGGCAATAAGACTTTAACTGGCGTGGGTGAGTATTCAGTAACTTATGCAATTACAGGCAATAACAATGTCGATGCGCCTTACCACCCAATCAACCCTTACGGCAAAGCGGCAGCAGACACCTACGTGGATTACACAACCATCCCTGCAATTCAGGAAGCCAGCCTCATGATTAGCGTGGCAATCTGGCAAGCGCGTCAAGCACCTACAGGACAAGGCGTATCTATTGACGGATTCGCTCCAAGCCCTTACACAATGTCTAATCAGCTCATGGCTCGCGTTCGTGGCTTACTAGCACCTTACCTAAGCCCTAATTCTATGGTGGGCTGATGCCAGCGATAACTACTTTACGCTCTAGCATTGCAGCAGCTCTTACTGATAACACAAAGTGGTCAGTATTCTCATTCCCACCTGCTACGCCTATTGCTAACAGCGTAATTGTCAGCCCTGCTGATCCTTACATTGTGCCAAGCAATAACGACTATACGGCTATTGCGCCATTGGCTAACTTCCAGATTTCTATCCTTGTGCCATTGCTCGATAATCAGGGCAACCTTGCTGGCATCGAGGATGACATCATCAGAGTATTTCAATTACTCGAAGCATCTAGCATTGTCTTTAACGTAGGAAGCGTAAGCGCACCTGCTGTGCTTAACCTACCTACAGGAGACTTGCTGACCTGTAACGTGCAGATCAGCACCCTTACGGAATGGAGTTAATCATGTCAGATTGGCACGATGAGCAGAAAAAGTTCTTGGAGAAAATCGGACAGGTTGCTCCAAAACCAGAAGCAAAACCAACTACCAAGAAAGATGAGGAATAACTGAAATGGCAGTATTTCTAAACAATGGCGTAGTTCTAACAGTCAATTCAGTTGACCTATCTGACCACGTCACAGCAGTAACAATCAACCGCACATTCGATGAGCTTGAAGTAACAGCGATGGGCGATTCAGGACACAAGTTCGTCAAGGGTCTTGAAGCAGCATCTCTCACTATTGACTTCCTTAACGACACAGCAACAGGCGAAGTCTTGCAGACACTTCAGGCTGCATACGGCACAAACGTAACAGTTACAGCCAAGCAGACATCAGCAGTAGTTTCAGCGACAAACCCACTTTACACAATGACCTGCCTAGTCAATAACCTCACCGATATCAACGGCGCAGTTGGAGACCTTGGCACACAATCTGTAACTTGGAACGTCTCTGGTACAGTAGCAATTACAACAGCGTAAGAAGGAGATAAGGGCTATGGCAAAACTCAAAGTAACAAGGGCTGACGGACAAGTGCAGGAGTTTGAGATAACTCCAGTCTTGGAGTACAGCTTTGAGCAATATGCTAAGAAGGGCTTTCACAAAGCCTTGATTGAAGATCAGAAGCAGTCAGACGTGTACTGGCTCTGCTGGGAAGCAATTAGACGTTCGGGTGAAACAGTCAAGCCTTTTGGCGAAGGATTCTTGGAGACACTTTCAGGTGTTGAAGTCCTTGAGTCCGACCCAAAAGCTTAGATCGGAACTCCCTCACCTATCTCGCAGCTCGATTGAGTTATGAGTATGGAGTTCCGTTCAACACCATCGTGGAACTTTCTCCGATGGCTTTCAAGGCTCATGTACAGGTATTAAAAGACATAGCGAAGGAGCGCAACGATGCCAGTAGAACTGGAAAACGCGGTCGCACTTCGTAAGGCTATGAAGGAGTACACTCCTGAACTAGCTAAGGAAACCCAGAAAGAAATCGCTGGACACCTGCGCACAGTCACAAGCGAGGCTCGCGGATATGTACCAAGTTCCTCACCTTTGTCTGGCTGGGCTAACGCTACTGGAGTCTGGGAGTATCGAGCCTTTAATGCCAGCAATATAAAGCGCGGCATTGGTTACTCTACAACTCCGAGCAAGCCTAACCGCCGAGGATTCAGAAGCCTTGCGAGCATTTACAATAAGTCTGCTGCTGGTGCTATCTATGAAACCGCAGGTCGCTTAAACCCACAAGGTTTGCCTCCTGCGCAGCGTGTGAAGAAGTATCGCAACGGAGCGTTTATTCAGGAATGGCAGTCAGACAAGACAGTCAATAAGTCAGCAAACCCTAATGCGGGTAAGCAGTTTATTGGCGCATTACCGCCATTGGTTGATTCACAGCAATCCAATAAAGCAGGTCGCAGAACTCGCAAGACCAAGGGTCGTTTAATTTTTAGAGCATGGGCTAACGATCAAGGCAAGACAACCGCCGCAGTAGTCAAAGCGATACAAGCAGCAAACATGAGAGTAGTCACAAAGGTCGATGCTCGTGGTCAAGTCGATTACAGGTCAAAGGGGTAACAGATGTCAATGACAGACCTAGCAATCCGTATTGCTACCACCATGGATTCAACTGGCTTACTCAAGGCAGACAAGGGAGTCAAGAGCTTTGAGAAAACAGTCAAGAGCCTTGGCAGAACTCTAGGGCTAACGCTTAGCGCAGCAGCAGTTGTCCAATTCGGCAGAAAAGCCGCGCAAGCATTTATTCAGGATGAGAAAGAAGCCCAGCGATTAACTACAGCAGTTAAGAACTTGGGGCTTGAACTATCTGCTCCAGCCATTTCCCAGTACATAGATAACCTATCTAAAATCTCTGGGGTTACAGACAGTCAGCTTCGTCCAGCGTTTCAGGCACTCTTGCAGACTACTGGATCAGTTACGGCTAGCCAGAAGGCGTTACAGCAAGCGATAGATGTGTCAGTTGGTAGTGGCATCGAATTATCTACAGTTTCACAGGACTTGGCTAACGCCTATGTAGGAGTTACGCGAGGATTAAGAAAGTACAATCTTGGGCTTACACAAGCAGAACTTAAAGCTGCAAGTTTCGAGGACATTAGCGCAAGATTGAACAAACAGTTTTCTGGAGCAAACGCGGCTTACCTAGACACTTATGCAGGAAAGCTGCAAATGCTGGGCACAGCAGCAGGAGAAGCCCAAGAGAAGATTGGCGCATCGGTTATTGAGTTAGCCATGGCGGTCACGGGCGCATCTGATGTAGAACAGTTAATTAGCAGGATAGCCTCTGCCACAGACTTTGCGGTTGCTCGCCTAGATAACTTTATTGAAGGCTGGAAGATTCTTAAGGCAATCATCAACAGCAGCCTTGGCGAGTTTAAGAAGAACATTCAGGCAGTACAGGTAGAAGAGTTTAACCGCCGCATGGCTCGTGACTACATGCAAGCATGGGAAGGCACAAGCGTGCCAATGAGCCCAGCAGCTTTAGCCCAGCAGAAGGCAGCAGAAGCAGCCGCTCGCAAGCGCGCACAGGCTCTCAAAAAAGAAGAAGAGAAGCGCACCAAGGAATTAAAAAAGCAAAACGCACTTAAGAAGGCTGGCACAGTCTTTGACCTAGACCAGATTCAGTTAATCGCTGCTCTTCGTGGCAAGTTGTCCGATGAAGATCGTAAGCGCATTGAGGCACAATTAGCCTTGCTCAATAACAATGATGCTTTGGCGCAGAAACTCACCCGCGAGATTCTCATGGCGCAAGATGCCACAGGCGGCTTGTATCGCTATTTCCTGACGAT